AAGCAAAATTGACCAAAAAGGGATGTCTTGAAGTGGTCTATGCAGACAAGGAGGGAAACGATATTGTTTTCAAGGGGATTAATCCTGTTCATCCGGATTTGAAGGATTCGCTAAACAAGCTCATACCCTACATTGTCGATATTACAGAACAGAAAGAATCCCAGTACATTAATTGGGAACGTCCAGAGTCATGTCTTGAAGATGAGTTCTTCAAAAAGTTCAATGTAACCGGCGTTAGCATTGGTGGTGACTCTTCTTTTGAGGTTTGTGTGTTAAGCGAACCCTTATGACGAGCAAAGTTCTTAATCTTTGTTCTCCTGGTATTGGTTTCGATCCGGACAATGAATCGTATGTGCATTGTGAGGAGTTTCGTGATGCTGTTTACAATTTCTTGTATGAAGCAGAACTCTATGTTACAGAGAATAAATGTTCAGAGATTCAAAGAGAATTCGAGTTTAAAGATGGTGATGACCCGTTTGGTAAGACAGATGAGGCTGCTGACGCAATGAATGAGGATGGTGATGATAATGATATACTCTCAACTGTTGAACATCAAGAATTAGTATTAGAACCTGCTTCATGAAACCAATCTATGTGACTAAGACGCCCAATCTGTACCGGATTCAGTTCGAGTATCACCCAAAGTTGGTCGAGGTCATAAAGATGATACCAAGTAAGCCACGCTACGACGGGACAGACCGGGCGTGGCTTGTTAGTATCAATGATGCGCGTTATCCTGCTGGACGTGATGCCAATTGGTATGTGAGGGCCTTTTCGCAGTGGGCTGTTCAGATGCGTTTTTGTTCTACTGTAAAGGAACGTGAGGTTACTGAAGATATTAATTATGATATTCCTCCGATGAAACCTTTTGTCGGTGAACACTATATGTTACTTCAACCTTACGAATATCAACTTGAAGGCGTACAGTACGCAATAGAACATAAACGCTGTTTTTTCGGAGACCAGCCCGGGTTAGGTAAAACGTTGCAAGCTATATGTGCAGTTGTTAAGGCACATAAGGAAGCGCCTATATACGGTGAATCTTTTCCTGTACTTGTAATTTGCCCTGCTGCATTGAAAGTCAACTGGCAACGTGAATTCAAGAAATTCGCAGGGATTAACGCCATTATACTTGATGACAGAAACCGCCAGTCCTGGCAATCTTTTTATGAGTGTAAGAAGTCTGATGGCAGCCCACTTTGTGAGGTGTTCATTACGAATTATGAATCACTGAATAAGTTTTTTGTGAGGTCTGTAAATAAGGAATCCAAGTTCACAATGAAAAGTATTGCTTTCGATCAGCGTGTTTCTTTGTTCAGGTCTGTTATCATTGACGAATCTCACAAATGTAAATCAAGTAAGACACAGCAAGGAAAGTTTGTAGAAGGTATCTGCAAGGAAAACGGTATGTATTCGCATTGACTGGTACTCCTGTTGTCAACAATAATACAGACTTGATACAACAGCTAAAAATATTAGGTCGATTAGAGGACTTTGGAGGATATAGCCGGTATGTTGAAAGATATTGTGATGGTCCCAAACAGGCATCCAACGTTAAAGAGCTAAATTGGCGACTATGGAATACTTGCTTCTTTCGTCGTGAGAAGTCAAAGGTGCTTACACAACTTCCAGACAAGACTCGTCAATACTTGACAGTTGATATCACTACCACCAAAGAGTATAAGGCTGCTGAGGCTGATATGGTAAAATACTTGAAGAAGTACAAAAATGCTTCGGACGCACAAGTGCAGAAATCAATGAATGGTGCCGTCATGGTACAGATGCAGCTTTTAAAACAGATATCTGCCAGAGGTAAAATCAAGGCTGTTTGTGAATTTGTCCATGATGTTATCGACGGTGGTGAGAAGCTGATACTTTTCGGTTACTTGAAAGAAGTTGTAGCAGAACTGAAAAAGGAATTTCCTAAAGCCGTTACTGTAACTGGTTCCGACAATGTGAACCAAAAGCAATATGCCGTTGACTCTTTTCAAAATAATCCGGATTGTAAACTGATTATTCTGAATTTCAAATCGGGCGGTACCGGGCTTACTTTGACGGCTGCCAGTCGTGTTGCTTTTATAGAGTTCCCTTGGACTTTCAGCGATTGCGAACAGGCAGAAGATCGTGCGCATCGTAATGGTCAGAAGAACAACGTTAACTGCTATTACTTCTTAGGTAAGGATACTATCGACAAGTATATGTATGATGTGATTCAAACAAAGAAGAACATTGCCAATGGTGTTACCGGTACGGACGATCAAGTAGAAGAGAATATGGTGAATCTTGCAATGGACTTGTTTAGGGATAAATTATGAAGCCATTTAGATTAGTTATAAATGGGCAGAAAACTCATATTCAGGAATACAAGAAAGAAATGTTGTTCGGTCCTGAATGGGAAACCATAATATCCTTTGTCGGTTGCAGGAACAGGTGTAAACAAATCGTTGACCTTCTAAATGAATGTGCTACGATTTCAAAAAACAAGCAGAAAAATGACTGAAGAAGATATTCGTAAATTGGAGGTGAAATATTCTGAAACTAAGATACAACACATTTGTGTAACTTGGTTCAGAGAAACGTTTCCCAATGTAGGCCCTTTACTCTTTGCTATACCAAACGGCGGCGTCAGGACAAAGAAAAGCGGTGCTATGCGTAAATATGAAGGTGCCATCGCTGGTGTTGCTGACTTGATTCTGCTTTTTCCTCGCGGTGGTAAGAGCAGTCTTTGCATAGAGATGAAAACTCCACATGTAAAAGGTAAACGTGCCGGAACGCAGTCTGATGAGCAAAAAGAGTGGCAGGCATTGGTAGAGAAATATGGTAGTGTATATGTCGTTTGTCATGGGTTGATTGAGTTCATTAATAGCGTTTGCTATTACCTGAAAGCTGATCCTCAACCTTATATAAACAATGTCTTACGGAATTATTATAAATTGATATGACTTATATTGAACTTATCAATAGGTTTTGGGAACTTGACGAAAGCTGGCAATTTTCCTGCTGTGAAACGAGGCTTTATTTTTACTTGCTAAAAATTGCGAATCGTTTAGGCTGGGAGGATAACTGGACACGTAGTGATACAAAGGTGTCATCTGACGTGGGAGTGTCTGTAAAAGTATTCAAGTCCGCCCGAAATAGATTAGTTCAAGCAGGTCTTATTGA